GACATGGTTCCTGACGTAGTACAGGACATCAAGAACACTCTCGCAAAATACCGCAATGAATTATAAGGGCCTATGGAACAACAGATCATATCAGCAGTCATTCAATCAAAAGAGTGCTATGACTTAGTAAGAGATTCTTTAGAGCCAACAGACTTCAGCCCAGAGGGATCCGCAGTACTTAAAAAAATAGATTCCTTTTATGAGACAGATAAGAATGCCACCTCATGCGACGTAGATATAATAAGAACAAATCTTCTAACATCAGCTCCGCCAGGAGCAATGCAGGACCAACTATCCTCCTTCTTGGACGCATCTCTTTCACATGAAGTATCTATACCCAACGTAGTAAAAGAAGTAATATCCCAGCAGCGAAAAGCCTTCGGCCATAGGCTAGCCCAAGCAATTCTCACAAACGATAATAGAGCGATACTAATAGACTTGACTGAAAAGTATATTGATATCCTTAATAAAACTGATATAGGTTTATCTGACGAGGAAGAGCTCATATCTCCCGATATTAAAACGCTAGTCATGTCCAGCGTATCTTCTGATAATGTTATTTTTATGCCACCCAAGAGCCTCAATGATAAACTCAGAGGAGGCGTTCCAAAGCCGCGATTAATAATAGTAAGCGCCCGCCCCGAATCAGGAAAAACTGCTTACTGTGTGAGCGCTGCATGCGCTAATGCTTTTCTTGGCAAGAAAGTAATATACTACCAAAATGAGGAATCCATTATTGATATAGTTATTAGATGTGTATCTAATCTTTCCGGTCTTAATTACGATCAGCTACTAAAAGACCCAAGCAGGGCACAAGACATAGCAAATTCCAGGGGTTTTGGTAACATTGTATTTAAGTACGCTACTAATAATAATATCTGGGAACTTGATGCTCTTATGAAGAGACATAACCCAGACTTACTTATTGTTGATCAGCTAAGAAACTTACGGATGAAGACAGATAGTTTAACAGAGTCATTGGAGAAAGCATCCAAGGGTCTACGAAAACTAGCAGCTAAGCATTCTTGTGTTGTTATGGGGGTAACGCAGGCTGGCGAATCCGGTCAAAATAAAGCTGTCTTATCAATGTCTGATATAGATAGCAGTAAGACGGGACTTCAAGGGGCCTGCGATATACTTTTATTGATGGGAAATACACAACAGTTAGAAGCTAACAACAGGAGGTGCCTGACCTTAGCAAAAAATAAGGTTAGTGGTATTCACGATTCTTGGTATGTGGCTATTGATAAACAACTTTCCAGAATACATGACGGATAAACCATATGAATACTGACTTAATTATTCAATACATTAACGGATTAGATAAAATGCTATTTTCCATTGTACTTGAGAATGAACAGGATTTTATTGATAAGTTCATCAGAGCAAAGGGCGACGATAGATCTTACAGGCTTATTGAACTAGCAGTCAATTCATCAGATCTTCTTTATGCCTGTGAGGTATACTCTAATTTAAATGGAAATGTTTTGAATGACGCCATTTCTACTAAGGCAGTTGCTGAGTGGGTATCCGAAAAATTAAAAGAAGAGGAATCTGTAGATCATGAAGAAACAAGCCCTAACAATGTTGCTTGATGATGAGTCACAGTTCGAGCAGTACACAAGAGAGGAAACAGCTTCCGGATTTTTTGAAATGTCCGAACCAAGATATATACAGAACAGGGAGTTATATAGTAGTAGATGTAGAAACAACAAACAAGAAGAAAGGAGATGCCCTGGAGAGCTCTAATAGACTTCTGCTTGTAGTCTGGGTTAAAGTTGATAGTGACAGAAGAATGACTTGGAAGTACTCTTTTTCAGGAGAAACAGCACAGGCAGAGTTACTTGAGGATATAGCTGGCGTTGATTTTATTGTGGCGCATAATGCAAAGTTTGATTTGCAATGGCTTGCCCGGTGCGGTCTAGATCTTAGAAGCATTCTTGTATATGATACCTCCATAGCTGAATACGTTATGCTTGGAAATAGAAAGAAATCGCTTAAACTGAATAGTATCGCATCTAGATACAAGCTAGGTAGCAAGGACTCCTTGGTTAGCGGTTTAATTGAATCTGGTATTTGCCCGAGTCTCATACCGAAGAAATGGCTTCTCAAGTATTGTAAAAAAGATGTTGAATTAACAAAGCTTGTGTTAGAGCATCAGTTAGGCATACTATCTGATGCGAAACTAAGGGTTCTTTATACGCGGTGCTTAGTAACACCCTGCCTAGCCTCAATAGAGGCTAATGGAGCTACTCTTGACGCGGAGCGCGTCTATAATCTTAAGAGGGAGACAGAGGAAAGACTTGCAGAAATAGAAAATGAGTTGAATTTATTGTCTGGCGGCATAAATCTTAATAGCCCCCAACAGCTAGCTAAGTGGTTGTATCTTGACCTAAAGTTTAAGCCTCCACGAAAGTACGGAAGGCCTATATTAAATAAACCAACAGATACTTTCCCCGATGGGCAGCCACCTACTGATATTAATATTATACGGGAGTTGGTTGCAAGAAACAAAAAGCAGCGAAGGGTAATAGATCTTCTTGTTGATCAGAGTAAAGTATCAAATATGCTGACAAAGAACTTAAATTTCTTTAATGCCGTGTGTAATCAACAGGGTGGTGCTTTTCAGTATACTTTTAACCAGACAGTCACAGCAACTCACAGAACATCCTGCTCTGGAAAGAAGATTGATGTTTTAGTAGGCAAGAAAGTGAAGTCCATGTCGGCGCAGGGCCAAAATTTTCCAAGACAGATGAAAACTCTATTCACAGGCTCTGGAGAAAGGAGGTTAATTGGAGAAACAGACGGTTCACAGATAGAGTTCAGAGCAGCAGGGCACTTAGGTAGGGACGAGGCTATTAGGAGAGACGTTATTCATGACGAAGACATACACCAAACCACCGCCAATAAACTCACCGAGGCAGGAGAGCCGACCACTAGGCAAGAGGCTAAAGCCAGCACCTTTCGTCCCCTCTTTGCTGGAAGATCCGGAAGCCCTGCTATTATTGAGTACTGCGACTACTTCAGACAAAAGTACTCTGGCATCTCCTCTGCCCAAGAATCCTGGGCCAACCAAGCTGTAAGAGAGGGTAAGGTTGATACTGAGTGGGGAATGACTTTTTATTTTCCGGGTACAATCATACGCAGTAATGGTACATGTACTAATTTTACAAGTATATGTAATTACCCCATACAGTCTTTTGCTGGAGCTGAATTAGTTCTAATGGCATTGTGTCATTTCTGGCATCTCACAAGAGACTTGGATATAAAGATAATCAATACCATCCACGATTCTATCATCTCTGATATTAGCGCCGATGTCGTAGAAGACTACATACGTTTGTCGGCAGAGTCAATGCTTATATATGCTCCAGAGTATGTGAATAAACTCTATGGCATTAGCCTATTTGTCCCTCTTGGGTGTGGGATTAAAGTAGGAAAGCACTGGAACGAACCAATACCCTTACCGGAAGTTGGTACCGTATGTAATATGATACCAAGATATAAAGACGGAAACACAGAAGTTCAATTCGACATGCACAGGATATCTAATACACATGACGATAGACAATACAGTAAATGATAATGTAATAAGTTTGGCAAATAGGGCATTCGATAATATGCCACTCGAACACGCAATTACTTTCGTTAATGGGATGGCTTCTGTTCGTCCAGAATCAGCAACTTCCCGAGAGCTAGCTCAGATGGTAAATGCGAGGAAAGTAGAAAAAAGTTCTTGACTTTTTATAAATTACGTATATAATAGTACGTATACGCTGATGTTGTAACTTTAATATAAAGAGAGGCAGTATAAATAATGAAATATGTAGGAACGCTTTCCAGAATAGACGAACGTAGAGGCACTTCATCTCGCGGAGAATGGTGCTTATATACACTTGTTTTAGATACGGCTTCAGGAGAGGTGAAAATCGGAGTTGGGTTCAATAGACCAAAAGGAATTCACATTGGCCAAGCTATCAAGGTTGATGCTTCTCCGAACTCGAAGGGATACTTAGATGCCGATGAATCAACAATTTCTGTGGCCGATCCTTCAGAGATAGCAGAGGCCATCCCACCCCAAAGCGCCACAAACCCGGCACAACACAGCCCTGTGGACACCAGACAAGTCAGTATCGTATCGCAGTCCAGCTATAAAACTGGAGCTGATGTACTGGCTACTGCCCTTGAGTCTGGGGCAATAAAGCTGCCATCTGCAAAGACAGCAGCTAGTGATCATTTAGATCTACTGCTTGGTGCCTTAGATGAGATCGCACAGCATATCTTCAATAAGACTATGACAGGTCTGTCTATCACCGAAGATGCTACTTCCCCCGAAGAGGTTACTTATGATCCAACTCATTGATTATAATGATGATGGTATAGTAGCGAAATCTACTGATACCCCCTACATTCTGCTAGTTGACAATGGAATGTATTCCATAAGGAATGAAGAAACTGGAGTATCAGAGTATTCTGGTAATGTGTTTCTTGTAGAGGTGCTTGCTTTAATGGAGGCTTTTGAAACTACTTTCATCGCTTACAAGAAAGCTGGGTCTGTTTCAGCTATGCGCAGAAACCACATGATAGAACCCAGGGAAAAGGATGTACCTAAGTTAAATGTCCAGCATTAAAACAGCCTTGATCGACGGTGATATACTTGTATATTCAAGTGCATTTTCCGCCGAGAAATTTAGATACGACCTTCATCTTGTTGAAGGAGAGGATGCGCTGGAGTTTCCAGCGCATTCCTTCCTATATAGATCCGATTTAACATCGTATATACAGGAAAATAACGTATCTTCCTACGAGGTAAGAAGTACTTTACTTGTGGAACCTATTGACCACGCTCTCCACAATCTTAAAACTATTATCTCCTCTATAAAAGATAAAACAAAAGCATCCAATATAAAGATATTTCTTAGTGGAAAGGAAAACTATAGAAATTCCATAGCTACTTTTAAAAAGTATAAGGGTAATCGTGATGGCAGCCGCATACCAACTCATAAGGAAGCTATAACTGATTACTTACTTAGAATACACAAAGCAATAGTTGTTGATAAGGAAGAAGCTGATGACGCCCTAGGCATTGAGCAGTGCTCATCTCCCTTCGGATCTACTATTATATGCTCATCTGACAAGGATCTTTTACAAATACCAGGACATCACTTTCGATTAACAGATAGTTCCGTTGTAATTCAGGATAGCTCCGGCGCTGATAAGCATTTTTATTGCCAAGTCATGGCTGGAGATTCAACAGATAATATAGTAGGATGTCCTAGTGTGGGTCCAGCCGGAGCCAGGAAGTTTTATGACCCTGATAACCCATGGCAATCTGTGCTTTCCTGTTACAGAACTGTTCTGTCAAAAAAGTATCTGGATGATCTTGTTTATGATGAGAGCAGAGATACAGTAACTTATACTGTATGGCATTCTGGCGAAAAGGTTACAAAACCTCTCGTAGAGTTTGTTATTGAACAAGCACAACTGGTTAGAATAAGAAGAAAACAAGGCGAATATTGGAGTCCGGATGAGTGATACTAACTATATTGGTAAGGCATTTGTTATTTCCCCGGTGGATGATGAAGGAGAGCCAACAGAGTTATACTTTGTGGTTACAGAAGGAGGTTACCTTCTTCACATGGAAAAGATGGAAAAAGGCATCACTAACGAATACGTGGCTGAAGAACTTGCCAAGCTTCTTATTGGAATAGAAAAAAAAGATGGGCGTTACAATGAGTTTGTGAATAATCCAAGTAAGTATAAAATACGAATGGCTATTATTCCTCCTATCACTGTAGAGGATGCCCGTATTATTGATTCTATGTATAGAATGACTAAAGAATCTCGAATAAAGAACATGCTAAATGATATGGAGAGGTGGGCAAGATGACCCGTAATACCAGCCCCGAGCACCAGCACATTAGAACCAAGTTGAAGGATAAGGAATTTCATCCATCGGAAGCATTTGCTATCAGCATTATGAACCGTGTTTCTAAATCATATCTGCACATTCTATCTGATCACTTGAGCTCTGAATTAAAAAAGGAACATTTGCAAGGCCATTCTATGGGTGTTGTGTGGGAGTCAATTCAGAAGGTTCTTAACGATGAACCTATACACGGCAGGTACTTGATGGGATTGGCCCTCTATATAGTATCAACTGTAATGGATATTGGAAAGACTACAGGAAATCTTATAGCAAAACTACCGAGCGAGCATTCTTCTAGTAATGATCCCGGAGCCACTGTTGATGGCAAATAAAAGCAGTAACATAAAGATACTATTACTCGACATTGAGACCGCACCTGGCATAGCCTATATATGGTCTCTTTGGGATAAATTTATACCAATAGATAGACTAATAAGTCCGGGCTACACCTTATGTTGGGCTGCTAAATGGCTAGGCAAATCAGATATCATCTTTAGATCAGTATATCATGATGGTAAGGATGTAATGCTTTCTGATCTATATAACCTACTCGATGAAGCAGACGCCATCATTACATTTAATGGGGATAAGTTTGATTTACCAACAATTAACAGGGAGTTTTTAGAGGCTGGCATAACGCCCCCCTCTCCGACTCACAGTATTGATCTTTATAAGACGGTAAAAAGTAAGTTCCGGTTGATGTCTAATAAGCTTGACTTTGTGTGCCAAGTTCTCGGTATCGGGAGTAAGGTAAAGCACAAGGGCATGTCTCTATGGCAAGAGTGTATGAGCGGTGTAGACAAGTCTTGGAATACAATGCGTACCTACAATCGACGTGATGTTATTCTAACGGAGAAGTTGTATAAGTATCTGATTCCGTGGATACAACAGCATCCTAACCATGCGCTGTTTACTGATAAGGATCGTCCTGTTTGCACTAACTGTGGTAGCCATCATGTGCAATCAAGAGGAATTCAAACTACAAAAACTCTTGAGTACAAGAGGTTTCACTGCCAGAACTGCGGCAACTGGATGAGAGAAAGAACAACCTGCTCTACTAAGCA